TTTTAATTAACATTTTTCTTTAATATTCCTTTTAATTAACATTTTTCTTTAATATTCCTTTTAATTAACATTTTTCTTTAATATTCCTTTTAATTAACATTTTTAATTATTTCATTGGTAAAAAACACTAGTTCTATTTCATCTTCATGTATTGTATAAAAAATTTCAATATATTTACAAATATATTTCAAAATAATATATTTGTTATCTTCCTCAATAATATCGGTAATTTTAATAAAATGAAAATAGTTATCTAAAATATCCAATACGGAATATCCCTTTTTATAAATATTTAAAATAGTTGAAATTGATTTTTTGTAATCTTTTTCTTTAAACCATCTAATAGTATACTTTTCAAATTCAAAAAAACTTATATTTGTACAAATATTTTTGGCAATATTTATATCGATATGTTTATTATATAATTTAAATTTTTCAAGACAGTTAATCATTTGGTTTATGGAATTATTACAAATATTAAATAAAAATGTTTTTGCTTCTGGTGTTACATGGATATCTTCTTCATCAACTATTTTTTTGTATAGTAAATTTAGATGAATTGTAGATATATTCTTAAGCTTAATAATGATTGACCGAGATTGTATATTATCAATAACCTTTTGATTATTAGAAGATGAAATGATAAAATGGACATTTTTTTTGTATTTATCCATACAATTTCTAAATACTTGTTGGCTTTGTTCATTAATAAAATCAATATCATCGAGAATAATAAACTTTTTTTTGCCGGATATAGAACTACATGTTTGACAAAAAGTTTTTAAATTATTACGGTAATACTGTATTCCTTGGTCTTTTAAATTATTTATAAAAAGGACGTTATCCCTTGGTATTTTATATGTATTGTAATATTCTCGTATTGTTGCCATGATTAACGAAGTTTTTCCAACACCGGGGTTACCTAAAAATAAAATATTAAGATTGTCCATTTTCTGTAAAGTATTTAAAATTTTGATATATTCATCTTCAATATAAAAATCTTTATAATATTTTGGATTATATTTCTTTAAAAATGATTCTATCATAATAATAATAATATTCGTAATTTTATATTTAAGTTAATCTAAACAATAATAAATATAAATATGAACATGTATGATATTTTAGGTATTGATAAAAATGCTTCAAAGGAAACCATTAAAAAGGCATATAGGAAGGCTTCTTTTAAACATCATCCAGACCGAGGTGGAGATTCTGAAGAATGTAAGAAAATAAATAGAGCTTATGAAATACTTAGCGATCCAATTAAAAAACGCGAACATGATATGAAAATAAATAGTCCATTTTATAACAATACGGATACAATGTTTAGAAATGATAATAATATGAATGAGGGTGTCCCTGATTTTTTCAAAATGTTTTTTGGTGGTGGTGGACCAATAGACTTGGCTTCAATGGCGGGTGTCCATGGCCCGGGTGGAGTTAATGGTCATCCAAATATACATTTATTTAGAAATGGGAAACCTGTATTTAGAAGACAAATGAAACCAACGGCGATAACTAAAACAATAAATATAAAATTAGTAGATGCGTATAATGGTATTAATCTACCTTTAGAGATAGAGAGATGGATTGTTGTTAATAATATGAAAAAAGTGGAAAAAGAAACAATATATGTAGACATACCAAAAGGTATAGATAATAATGAAATAATAATGATTGAAGGTAAAGGGAACGTGTCAGACAATGGTTTACAAGGAGATGTAAAGGTATTTATAAAGATAGAACCGAATAAGAATTTTGAAAGAAGGGGTTTAGACTTAATTGTAAATAAAGAAATATCATTGAAAGATTCCTTGACGGGTTTTAAATTTGAGATAGAACATTTAAATGGTAAAACATATGCTATAAATAATACTGATGGTAAAATAATGGAACCGGGTGATAAAAGTATAATTGAAGGTATGGGAATGTTTAGAAATAATAGGAAGGGGCGTTTAATTATTTTATTCAATATTCATTTTCCAAAAAAAATATCAAAAGAGCAAAAAGAAAAATTAAGAGAAATTTTATAAATTTTATAAATTTTCCAAAATTTTAAAAATAAATTCTAATGTTATATTATAATGACAAATTGTGCATCAAACGCAGCATTAGTAGGAGGTCGCCGGCGGAGACGCCGCTCTTCCAAGAAGAGAAAAACCACAGCCACTCGCAAAAAGAGAAGAAAGAGCCGTTCTGCGCGTAAAACCAAGCGTCCCCGTCGCCGCCGCCGCCGTCGCCGCAAAAAGTAATTAATATATAAAAACATTTAGCTATATTTTTATATATGTCAAGTAAACCACCGAAGTTAGTTAGACAACCCGCGAACAAGACGTTGTATATAGAAACACATGGATTGGCCTCATATTTAAGAAATTTCAATCATATGGGTAGGGTGATATCAATCAATAGGAAGAAAAGGTTAGCAAATATAGGCAAAACATTATTAAGGAATCATATTAAGGAATCATTTTAAATAATTATTCATATTACGATATTTTAAAAATATTGTAATATTTACGATACGCGTTTAGTAGCAATATCAGCAGATACAACATAAATAGAGTTTTCAGTGATAATAATAAATTCAGTTTCAACTTTGTAAATTTTAGTAATAGGGCTGGTATATTCATCGGCACTCTTTACCAAAAGTTTTTCACCACTCTCTCTTACACCAATGAGGACCTTTTTATCACATGAATCTGTCCAATAATCAAACATAATGGGTTTGTCTTCAACAATGCTTAGTTTAGCACAATGTTGTAATGTAACGCCTTGTGGTAATTTATAATTTTCAGAAGTGGAAGAATTTTCAATAGTCTCTTCGGACATTTATATAAATTTTATTTAAAAATTCTTTAAATACTTATTTATTAATCTAATAAATGGGTATTTAACATTAAAAATAAGATTAAATATTAAAAATAAAATAAGATTAAACATAAATGAAAGAAGAGAAAAATAGAAATATAATGAATAAAAATAATTATAACACTAAAATGAAGGGCGATAGTGTGGTTATTTTTGAGTATGTGAAAATATTACATGAATATTTATCCCATATTATTGAACATAAAAAGATAAAAAATGATGTTCATTATTTATTTATATTAAATAGAGGGTATAGTCTTTTAAGGAATATATTCCTATTTATGATTTTGTATACTAATAATTTGGATTTGGTTTCATTTCACTTAAGAAAAAGTTATTTATATTATACGGAATTCATAGGACAAATAGGAGAAGATAGTAATTCATATTTACAATTAAATTCAAAAGATGCTTGTTTATTTGTTTATAAAAAGACTGTATACGATATAAATGAAGAATTTAGAAAATCATTCGAAATGAAAGAAAAAAATGTGAATAAAGTAGAATTATTTAAGAGAAAGGTAATGTTGATAGATGAAATAGAACAATTATTATTAGAAAAATTTATAGATGAAAATGAAGAATATAACTGGTTGAATAAATTAAGAATTAATATTGTTAAAATAATGGAAGAAATATGTAATTTAAATATTAAAGATTTGAAAAATAAAAATAAATTTGAAAAAATACAAATATTTTTAGATATAATTAAAATTAAAGACCCATCGGTTGAAAAAACAATATCTTTGATTTATAATTTTATAAAAAAAATAAATAAAAATACCATCACAAAAAATAAAATAAATAATGATCTACTTTTAAAGAAAAATAATTTTGATAATATGAGTTCAATAAAAATTATAAATAAACTATTCGATAAATGAAACTATTCGTTTTCTGTATTTCTTCTCTTTTTTTTTTCTAAAGACCTCTTTATCATTTGCCCTAATTCTTTCGCATTCTTTTGTTAATAACTTTACTATAAAACCATATACCGTATTTAATGTATCTTCATCACAATTACCAACAACCAAAACACTACCTGTTCTAAAAATCATAAATGATATAACACGACATAAATTATTCGGATTTTTCTTATTTAAATCACACTTATTTTTACAATTACAGACTCCGGTATGTTTATTATTTATATTGTAAAAATATTTACATTGAATACCCGGGTAAGAACACGAATCAAAAAGCGAATGAATACCATATTCAAATTTCAATATATTGTATAGAATGTCTCGATTAATATAGTAATTACATGAAAAGTTAGAATTGATTAAAACGGTAGATAGTTTACTCTCAATATGTTTAACATTTAAATTTGAAATAGAATTAATAAAGTTCGTTAGGATATTTACAGCTATAAAAAGTGTTTCAATGTCTTTTATTCCGGGAATTTCTAATTTACCAGTATTAAATAATTTAACATTGATCTCTTTAAACACGCCTTTATGAAAAATCCTAACAATGACGGCAAAACAGTTATAAAAAGCACTTTTCTTCTTCTTTCTAAAATTAATTAAGTCTTTTTTCGAAATTCCCACTATTATTTTTCTAATATCTTTAAATCTTTTTACAGCGCCCGTAACATTATCGATTTTTGAAATAATATCTACTTGAATATTATTTGTGTTTTTTATTTTCTCTTCTAGTATATCAACTTCTTCTTGAGTGTTGGAGTTTATTTTAATTATTTTTTTAATAATACCTTCTCTTGGGGTATAATATTCAATAGTGGGTAAATTCCAAAAAATTTCTTCAAGTGGTATTGTTTTGTTTAAAAAGCCAATCTTTGTTTGCGTTGAAATGTATAATGGTAAGCATTTTGGTAAAAAGATTGTCTTTTTTTTTGACGCAGTATTGATATTATTTGGGTCGGGAGAATTTTTCATGAAATTTTCCCATTCTAAATTTAACTCTGTCATTCCTTTAAATAGTAAGATTAATTATTTAAGTTTATTATTTAAATAAATTATTGATATCAATTTAAATAATAAAAAATATTTAGGAAAAACAAATTTTTTTTTGACCAATTATGTATTTATTTTTTTCTTCTATTATTAAAATGGAGAATTATACCAACCGTAAAATGGAAAAATCATTAATTAGTAAAATATTAGATGAATACGAACTAAAACAAAATAACTTTAACCCACACAAACCATCTCCAAACAGATTTATGAATAAACTTAAGATGAGGATGAAATTATATTATAAAGAACAATACAATTCATATGTTCCTTCGACAAAATAATCGAATGTAATAGTATCTTTATTTGTTTTACAGTGTATTATGGTCTGAAAAAAGTTTATCCAATCTTTATTTAAAGTGTAGTATTTATTATTGATATGATAATCTATGAATTTTGCTATAAAAGACTTTAAAGATATATTATTTTCAGTACAATAATTTTTAATATACATTGATATCAGTTTTGTTTTAGTTTTTTTATTTTTGAACATTAATATTAATTTTTCCCATGTTTCCGTTGTTATAATATTATTAATACAAATATTATTATGATTTGTTTGGATATAATTTATCATACTTCTGATATCAGAATTAAATTTAATTTGAATATGTCTTAGATGTGTATCTGTCATTTTTATTTTTTCTTTTATGGAAATATTTTTTAAAAAATGAAAAATGTCTTTTTCTGGTAAATTGCTGAAACATAATTTGATAAATTCGTTTTGTAATGATTTATCAATTTTACTTATATAGTTACATATTAAACAAAAACGTATTTTGGTAGAATGTTGTTGTATTAAATAACGTAAAGCTTGTTGGGCGTTTTTTGTCATATAATCAACTTCATCCAAAATAACAAATTTAACACCATTTCCAAAAATAGATTTTGTATTTACAAATTGATTGATTTGATTTCTGATGATATCTATACCTCTATCATCAGAAGCATTTAAATGTATAACACTTCTTAAATGTTGTTTATAAACATTATTATATTTCTTTATTAAATTTATTATTGTAGTTGTTTTGCCTGTACCTGGTGGTCCATACAAAAGCAAATTAGGAAAGTGGTTTTTTTCAATTATATTTTTTAATAAAATACGATTATCATATTCAAGAACTATATCATCAAAATTAGTTGGTCTGTATTTTTCAACCCACGGTTTACAATCCATGATATAATTATTATTAATAATTATTTAATACAAAAATATTTAATAACTTTTAAAAATAACTTTGAATAAATAATAAAGATAAATTTTATAGTTATTAAAATGGCATTTCATTTAGAGACTGGATACTTGAAGGTTATTTTAGGTAGTATGTTTTCAGGAAAAACAACCGAATTAATTCGCGAATACAAACGTTTTACGTCGTGTGGGTATGAGTGTTTATTTATAAACCATGAATTAGATAAAAGATATAATTCAAACGATAAACAAACAGCTACACACGACGGGAATTTCATTAACAGTTTAAACATTGGTAGCAAATTATTTGATTTTTTTACGAAAGAAAGTTTCCTATCTAGATATGATGTTATATTTATTAACGAGGGTCAGTTTTTTGATGATTTATACGAATTTGTGGACTACGCTGTGAATGAGAAAAACAAACGCGTTTATGTTTGTGGTCTAGACGGGGATTTTAAAAGAAAGAAATTTGGGGCATTATTGGATATTATACCATTATGCGATGACCTGGTGAAAATAAAAGCAATATGTAAAGGTTGTACTTTTAAAGAGGGTATATTTACATTTAGATTATCAAATGAAAAAGAACAAACTGTTATCGGTGCCGATAATTATGTACCACTCTGTCGCAATTGTTACAACACACGATTTTTAAAGGAATAAAAGATTTAACAAAAGTATTTAAAATAATTTAGTGGAAGATATAGATAAGTCAATGCCACCAAAGAAAAAAAGAGGAAGAAAACCAAAAAAAAAGTCTGATGAACCAAAACCACCACCCAAGAAACGCGGTAGAAAGCCAAAGGGTGGAAAAATAATAAAAAAAAATAAAAAGGAATTAAATAATGAAAAGTATACGCCAAATATTATATTACATTTAAAAATTAAAAATGAAGTAGTCGATGAAAATATAACATCTATTCAGTATAATCCTGTTATGGAGGACCCAAAAGCATTTAATTTAAAATCCAATCAAAAATCTAATAATTTAAATTATCACGAATTAAAAACAAATGTTAAAAAGGAAATACAGAAAGAGAGTTTTTATATCGAAAACCAGACCATTATACAAGAAGATAAAAAGAAACCTACTAAAAATAATATGAAGGATATATGGGGTAAATTAAATGAATTAAAAAAAAATTTGAAATTAAATAATATATCGGACAAATCTTCAGCGTGTTTTTGGTGTACATATTCGTTTGACAACCCTCCGGTATTTATACCAAAGAAAATGACAACCAATAAGACAGAAGTATATGGATGTTTCTGTAGTCCAGAATGTGCTTTATCTTATTTAAAAAATGAAAATATAGATACATCAACATTATGGCACAGATATTCTTTATTAAATAATATCTATTGTGAAATATACAATTATGAAAAAAATATTAAACCGGCGCCTTCACCATATTATACATTGGATAAGTATTATGGTAATTTATCTATACAAGAATACAGAAAGTTGTTAAATAATGACAGGCTTATTATGGTAGTGGATAAACCACTCACTAAAATTCTACCAGAGATTTATGAAGAGAATAATGAGGAACCGAATATAATGAATAATTTAATAAATGATAGCGAACCAAAGAAAAATAAATATAAACTAAAGAGTAAAAAGGAAGTGAAAAATAAAATGACTATACTCAAAAATAATTTCAATGTTTTTTAAGAATATCGTGTATTACATAACATTCTTAAATTATTCTTTATCTTCCTTTGTTTTTTCAGTAATAACTATTTTATTATTTTTTTGTTTTTGTAATTCTAAATCTCTATAAAAGATTTCGCGCTGAAGCATATTCTTATAATTTTTCTTTTCTAAATAAACACCATCTTGTTTATCCTTAAATTTTCTGATTTCTCCTATAATTTTTTGATTGATCGTCACTTGCTTTTCAGATTTTTTTTCTTGAAAGTTCGGATTTAAATATTCTTTAATAACTTTAATAAAATCATTATTCCATTCTTTTAGTTTTTGTGTAGCCATATCTTTGTCATAATTCGTTTGTGTCATTATTATTTTCAGACAAGCTTCAGAAGTATCCATGGTCTGCGACATATAATTTTGATAAATATATAAAAAAAGAATATTAAACGGAAAAGATATTATATAGTATTATGGCTACCGAAAAAATTAATGTAGATGAAATTATTAGTGATATTAATAATGTTTTATCGAAACATTTAGTTTCTATTATAAATAAATGCAATGATGATAAAGATAAATGTGAAAAATATATTTTAAATATACCTATCGTTAAAAATTTAATCGAATGTAATGATAATCTTAAGGAGAGTGTCGGTATTTTAGAGAGAAAAAATAAATTTCTAAATGATAATTTATCTAGTTTATCAAAAAAGTATACCGAATTATTTTTTAGAACACAAAAAGTAAAAATATCTGCGAGTGTTAATGATTTAATTATTGATAAATCAAATGATAAAGATAATATTGAATTAGTAGTAAATGATAAAACAAGTATAAACAATGAACAAATTGATCAAAAAAAAATAGAAGAAGAAATAGAAAATACAATTAAGGAACAGCGGAAAAAAATAGTAGTGGTTGATTTCAATATTGATAGTGATATAAAAACAGAACCTATTAATCTGTTTGATATGGATGGGAATAGTGATGATGTAAGCAATGGTGATGATGAATGTGATGAGGAAATGAGCCGTAATTTTGCTGAAACAATTTTAATGGCGCAAATGAATGCCGGGACCATGGACGATGGTAGTGAAAGCGAAGATGCCGAAGAAGATGCGGTCGAGGAAGATGCTGATGAAGATGCTGAAGAAGATGCTGAAGAAGATGCGGTCGAGGAAGATGCTGAGGAAGATGCTGATGAAGATGCCGAGGAAGATGCCGAGGAAGATGCTGATGAAGATGCTGATGAAGATGCTGATGAAGATGCCGAGGAAGATGCGGTCGAGGAAGATGCTGATGAAGATGCGGTCGAGGAAGATGCTGATGAAGATGCTGATGAAGATGCCGAGGATGATGATGATGAAGATGCCGAGGATGATGATGATGAAGATGCCGAGGAGGAAGAAGTTGAAGAAATCGAATATGATGGGGTAAACTATTATGCCAGTGAAAATAAAGTAGGAAATATTTATGAAATTTTAGAAGATGAAGAAATTGGCGAAGTAGTGGGTAATTATGTGAATGGACAACCTATAATTTTTTAAATTATTTTTATACTAATTATATATATAATTTAATGTTAACATCAAGATTATGCACCCCGGCTTTAATATATCTTATATTTTCTGTAGCACAGGTATTAATAGATACATTTAAAGGAATGTACAATACCGCATTAATTAAAATTCTTTTAACAATTGTTTTTACATTTTTATTAAATTACTTATGTCAAGCAGGTTTAGGAATATTATCTTGGATAATAATTTTCATCCCATTTATTTTAATGTCGGTTATCGTTACCATGCTTTTATTTGTATTTAAATTAGACCCAAAAACAGGTAAAGTAAGACGAGTGGATCCCAAACAAGAAAGAGGAAATAGAGATGTAATATTATATCACGACCACGGTCATGGCGAGCACGGAGAACATGATAATTACAAACACGGGAAGGGTGTAGAAATGGGTAGTTATTCAGCGGCCCAACCTATAGATATAAAACGTAATTATCGTTTTGAATATGAAACAGAAGCGGGGAAAAATGTAGATATGAATCATGTGAGAGACCAACGTTTATCAAATTATTAATAAAATTAATATGAAATATAATTAAACATATTTTTGTATATATATATATAAACATATGTTGTATGATTTTGTTTATGGTGTTTTTATGATATCATTGTTATATATTTCAGCAGACCTTCTTAATAAATATAATAATGGGGAAATATCTAATAATGAAGACCTTTCCATGTTTATGATGGAAAAAGGTTTTAAAGCTTTAAAAATTTATAATAAAACGAAACTTAAAACATTAAATTTAGTGAAAAAATGTAAAAGAAAGAATTTTGAAAAAGACGAAACTGAGTCAGAATATGGTAAAACATATAAGATTTTGTTTATTGGTGAAAATGGAAATTATTTTAAGGGGTTAATAGATTTCTCTGAAAAAGAAATTTATTTGGAAACGAATGATAATTTAGAAGAAAATAAAAACTTTTCATTAATTTATATTTTAAATACAGAAAAAAAGTGTTATGTTCAATTTGATTTAGATGAATTAGACATTAAAAAGGAAGAAAACATAGAAAAAATAAAAAATAAAATAAAAGATGTTGAGTACAGTAGAAAATTATTTATTAATTCACAAATAACCTTTAAAGGTGGTGATAAAGAAGAGGAGTATGATATTAATGAACATTTAAGTAAATATTTTTGTACTGGAAATAAAATATTGAGTTTACATTTCATGAAATATTTTATGATTGAGCATTTTGATACGTCTATACCTGACGATTATGTGTTGTCGATAATGGATAAAAATATTGTAATGTCTGAATTAAACAATAAAGATAACATAGAGATAATTAAAAACAATGATGAAATAACATATAAAAAAATATAGTTTAGTTAAATGGAATTAAAGAATAATTTAAATATTAAATCATAATGGAGGAATCCCTAGTAGAAAACTCAGAAAAACATGGTTTATTTGATAAATGGGTTTTATGGGCGCATTTACCACATAATACAGACTGGTCCTTAAAAAGTTACATTAAGATATACGAAGTGGACCATGCAGAACAAGTAATAGCTTTGAATAATAGTTTGCCAGATCAAATGATTAAAAATTGCATGTTGTTTTTTATGAGGAAGGGTATTAAACCCATGTGGGAAGATCCAAAAAATATAAATGGTGGTTGTTTTTCTTTTAAAATCGCGAATAAGAATATCGCGAATATTTGGAGGACTATAAGTTATCTTTTAACTGGAGAAACATTAACAAATAATGAAAAATTTCTTGAGACTGTTAACGGTATAACAGTCTCCCCAAAAAAATCATTTTGTATTCTTAAAATTTGGACATCAACTTTAGATTTTCAAAACGTAAGTATATTAAATAAGATTGAAACTGTTTCTTTCCAGGGATGTTTATTTAAAAAACATAAACCATAATATGTTTAAAATATTTTTTAATTATAATATCATTTTTATAATGAATAAAGATGATACTATAAATACATTGATAAAAAGGGGTTGGGTGAAATTAAAATTACAATACAATAAACCAAATATCCAAAAATTAGCGCATATTTTTGGAATTGGATACTTTTTTTTAGTTTTAGGATTTAACTCAATTACTAAAATGAAGGGAATTTGGCTCATAGCTATGTCGGTGATGTTATTTTATTATAGATGTAAAACATTTGATGAAAAAGCGGTAAATGGGCAATTTTTTTTGGACATTATGGTGATAATACCTTTATTTTTTGTCTTAGGTATTAAAAGAAATATTGGACATTTAAAGCATTTGGCAAGCATTTTAGGAATAGGTTACATAGTTTACTATGGAAAACAATTGGTTTTAAATAATTAAATAAAATATGATTACGTTTTAATGGAGAATTTACCACATGAAATAAATTATAACATTTTAGAATATGTTTATGGTTGTCGTAAACATAATCAACAAATTTTCAATAAAGAATCAAGGGAGGTTTTTTTTAAAATCACGAAGGATTGTGAAAAACTACATATTTTGAGAAAAGAATTATGTGAAAAATGTGATAAAAATGCGATATGGCGTGTTAGAATGATTATGAATAACTTATTACCGGGTTAAACTTAACTGGGTAAAGGAGCCAAACATAATTTAATCTCACCGAGACTAGCAACAGAATATTTAACAATAAGTGGAAGGTCATTTTCCAAATACATTTCAATGGAGTTACATAAATTAGTACATTTAATAAAATAACCCAAATTCTTTAATGAAAATTCACCTTGTATAATAGTACTACTATCTTGTTTTTGGATAAATTCCGTAATACCGTCCATTTCAGTGCGACTTAACTCACAGTTAGCGAATGGTCCTTGACATTTAAATATTAGCTCATTTCCGACAGACTTAATTTCAAGACGTTCTGAAATATTGGAAAGGTCGCGAATAATCTTTTGGAAATCGCTAGATGGTAAATTAATCACAGAAGAAAACTGAACACTTGGTAGTTCAAGTTCATCTTCATCGGGCTCAATAAGTTTTAGTTTTTGATTCTTGGACTGCTGAATTTCACCATTCTCAAATTTTAACCCGAGGTAATTAACGATACCATCGGAATATTCAGATTCTTCAATATATATAGTGAGTGTGTCATCATTGTCAATAGAATTAATTAATTTAAACAAATGAAACATATTTACCCCAATGACAATTTTAGGATATTTACAATAGTAATGTTCAAATTTATTAGCATCTAAAAATAAATGTGCTAAAATTGTGTGACTTTTGTCCATATTTATAATTCGAAGCCCATCTTTCTGAAAAGTAATGTTTGTTTCAAGTAATATATCTTTTAACGCAGTCATTAATGTACGAAACGGCGCGATTTGAACAGTTTTTATCTCTAAAACATACTTTGGGTTTGACATTAATATATATTATTTTGGGTGCGTTTCTTTTAAATACTTATGATAATTTTTACTTAAAATTTTGTTTGAAATAAAAATTATATGGATAAGTCTCTGAAAAAAGTAAAGGAATTATTTAGGAAATATAAAGATCACCCAGATATTATAGACAAAATAAATTTTAATATATGCTATAAATTACCACTTGAAGCAATGTGTTGGCAAAAAGATGACCAGCATAAAAAAAATCACGAATATGAATTTATTGAAAACTTTATGACAAATGATATTCAATATTTTCATATTAAAAAATCAGATATTTTTATCAAATATGACGGTATTAATTATGATACGATAGATGAAGATGACCTATGGCATACTATACTATGCGAGGTATCAAAAAATGAAAGAATTCTCTCCAATAAACAAACAATAAAAGATAATATAATAGAAAAAATCAAAACGACAAAAATTGATTCTGGGATACCTGAGTCAAGAACAATTCAAAAAATAATTAATTCGCTGTATCCTCTTTTCTTAAAAACGAAAACGGAAGCAAAATATTTCTTGTGTATTTTAGGTGATAACATTTTAAAAAAACAAACTGGAGAGAATTATTTAGTACCGCCTACGTGCCGCTCCTTTTTCAATCATATCCTTGATTGCTATAAAGATTATTTTAATAATAAAAGTATAATTGAATCATTTGTTTTTAATAATTACGATGAAGATAAATATAATACATATCGTATTATTGATTTCAATACCATAACAGAAGATAACCATTATTGGAAATATTTTATTAATGAAAATATATTGGATTTAGTATTTGTAGCAATGCATTATTCAACGCGATATGATAATGCTGAACACTTTTTAGAAAGCAAAATTGAAAGCAAGGAAAAGATTTTATTTTTAAGAGACAAAAAAGATAATGATATTCTTAAGCAATTTTTAAATTCAAATTTAACAGTAAAGTCAAATTCAACAATAACCATTAATGAATTATATTATTTATGGAAATTAAATGTTATGGCGAGAAATATACCAAATCTTTTTACTTTACAAAAATTTACGATGAAAATAAAAGAACTTAAGAATTCGAATGATATAAGTGGGAATAACGATTCTATATATGGTTTATATAGCGATAACTTAAAAATAGTAAGACGATTTTTACAGTTTTGGGACAAACAAATAAGAATAGAGGCTGATGACGAATTAGAAATAAGTGAAATATTTTATTTATTTAAACACCATACTAAAATAAAAACGACGAGTGAGAGAGAATTATCAAATATCATTAAGCATTTCTTTACTTTTTTGAAAATATCAAATAATAAAAAGATATGTGGGTATAGATGTTCTTTATGGGACAAAAAACAGAGTGTATATAACGCATTATCAAGGTTAAATATTCAAACAAAAGACATCAAAAAAATCTCTCCAATTCATTTATATAAAAACTATTGTAATTTGTTAAAAGATGAAGGAGAAAAAGAACGATTTGTGAGTAAACAATATTTTATGGATTATATTTATTAAATTGAATAAATATTTTTAATGATAAACATCATTAAAAACAAATGAAAGAGATGGTATTATTTGTCTTATTCGCATTTATACTTTTATTATCCTTTGTTGTATTTTATATGTTATGTTGTAAGTGTTTCATATTTAATAGTTATATAAATAACCAAGAAATTCAATTACAACAAATAAGAGAAGCTATAGAAGAAAATGAACAACGCGAAATTATTCGGGAATATATTACCATGCGTAGAACTTTGGCAAATTACGACAATCACTATAAAAAATCAAAAGTACATGTGGAAGAAATGGAAGAAGACAAAGAACATGTTATTATCGTTAATCCTTGTGGTGCTGAAATATGTTTGGGAAAAGTTATTACAGATTAATTATATAAAATGAATAAAACATTAATATTTTTTTATTTTTATGATAAAATATTATAAAAATAAATTAGCGTCTGCGTTTCTTATTTCTACGTGTTCTCTTCTTCATCCCCTTGACCATAGATTTGGTCATTTTCTGGAATTTCTTACCTTTTCTTTTTTTGGCGAGAGTGATGTAAGCACCGAGGTTCTTCTTGGTCTTGGCCTGTGCGCTCTTTTTTTTGCTAACAATTCTGCCGTCTTTTTTCTGCATTAAGTGTTTTCTAGTGAGAGCTTTCTTACCAGGTTGCGTTTTGAAAGCGGTTCCGTTCCAAACTTGGCGTCTTGAGCCAACAAGCATATCGTATTTTTTGCCTTTTACCATGACTTTACCATCAGAGGTTCTTTTCCAGTTTCTTCCCATTATATATAAGAAATAGAAAAAAATATAAAATGCTAAATATAAATGAACGCGTAAAATAAATTGATTTATATATTATTTAAAAAATATATAAATATATAAAATTATATTGTTGAATAATGTCTAAAGCTTCGAAAAAAGAATTGGCACAAAAATATCAAAAGAAAACAGATATAGAACATATTAAAGATGCGCCAGATACATACATTGGTAGTATTGAAGAAGACCAGGAACGTGGTTGGATGTTAAAAGATGGAAAAATGAATATGATGGAATATTCATGGGTTCCAGGACTATTTAAATGTTTTGATGAAGGTATTGTCAATGCGCGCGATCATTTTGTTAGATTAAATGGGAAAAAGAAATTAAAAAAAAATAAGATTATTCCTGTAAAAAATATTAATATTACCGTTGATAAAGAAACGGGTGTCATTACAATGTATAACGATGGAAATGGTATTGATGTTGAAAAGCATCCAGAACATAAACTTTGGATACCTGAAATGATTTTCGGACATTTGAGAACTGGAACAAATTATGATAAGTCTGCTAAGAAAATTGTAGGTGGAAAAAATGGATTCGGTTTTAAACTTGTTCTTATTTATGCGTTGTGGGGAGAGATTGAAACCGTGGACCATATTAGAAAGAAAAAATATACTCAACGTTTTGAAGATAATCTAGGTAAAATTTGTAAGCCTAATGTATCTTCTTGTAATGGAAAACCATATACAAAAGTATCGTGGCTACCAGACTATAAACGGTTCGGACTAGAAAATCTAACGGATGATATGTTTCAAATGTTTAAAAAGAGAACGTGGGATATAGCTGCGGTTACTGATAAAAGTGTTAAAGTTACATTTAATAATGAGGTTATACCTGTTAATACATTCGAATCATTTATTGATTTGTATATTGGAGAAAAAAGTGAGACAAAAAGACTTTATGAAAATCCAGATAGCCGATGGGAATACGCGGTGTGTATTAGCCCATTGGACGAATATACCCAAGTGTCATACGTAAATGGTATTCATACTAAAAAAGGTGGTAAACACGTAGATTATATTATGAATCAGATAGTTAAAAAGCTATCACTGTATATTGAAAAAAAGAAAAAGATAAAAGTAAAACCTATTACGATAAAGGAACAATTGATGTTGTTTCTAAATTGTATTATTGAAAACCCAGCTTTTGATAGCCAAACAAAAGAGTGTATTAATACACCCGTAGCTAAATTTGGTTCAAAATGTGAAGTAAGTGACAAATTTATTGAAAAGTTAGCAAAAATGGGGGTAATGGAGTCAGCCTTATTGCTAAATGAAGTGAAGGCAAATAAAGCAGCTAAAAAAAATGATGGAAAGAAAACCACAAATATTAGAGGAATACCTAAATTGATGGATGCGAACAAAGCAGGGACATTTGAAAGTCAAAAATGTACTTTAATTTTGTGTGAGGGAGATTCAGCAAAAGCAGGTATTGTTTCGGGTCTGAGTAAAGAAGACCGCAATTATTTTGGAGTATTCCCATTGAAGGGTAAATTGTTAAATACAAAGGATATATCCCAGTTAAGAATCAATAGCAATGCGGAGATTACAAATATTAAAAAGATTGTTGGTCTGGAAACAGGGAAGAAATATGATAAAGATTTGATAAATAAACATTTGAGATATGGTAAAATTATGTTTATGACTGATCAGGATTTGGACGGCTCTCATATTAAAGGATTGTGTATTAATATGTTTCATTCACAGTGGGAAGAGCTAGTAAAGATGGACCAGTTTTTGGGATTTATGAATACACCTATTCTAAAGGCAAAGAAGGGGAAAAAAGAAAAATCATTCTACAATGAAAGTAAATATTTGAAATGGAAAGAGGAAAATAATGATGGTAAAGGTTGGAAAATAAAATATTTTAAGGGATTGGGAACAAGTTCAGCGAAAGAGTTTAAAGAATATTTTAAGAAAAAGAAGATGGTAACATTTAAATATGATAATGATGACTGTGGTGATTCCATAGATAAAGTATTTAATAAACATAGAGCGGATGATAGAAAGAAATGGCTCGAATCATATAATAAAGATGAGGTATTGAATACTGAACAGAAAGAAATTACCTATACGGAGTTTGTAAATAAAGAAATGAAGCATTTTTCAAAATATGATTGCGACAGGTCAATTCCAAATGCGATTGATGGGTGGAAAATCAGTACAAGAAAAATATTGTATTCTTGTTTTAAAAGAAATTTGGTGAGTGAAATTAAGGTTGCCCAATTGGCAGGATATGTGAGTGAGCATTCCGGTTATCATCATGGTGAAATGAGTTTAATTAAAGGTATTATTGGAATGGCTCAAGAGTATGTGGGTTCTAATAATGTGAATGTATTGATGCCCAATGGTCAGTTTGGTACAAGACTTATGGGTGGTAAAGACCACGCAAGTGAAAGATATATTTTCACAGCACTGAATCCATTAACTAAATTTATATTTAGAGATGAAGATAGAGAAATTTTAAGTTATAATGACGACGATGGTGACATAGTTGAACCAGTATATTATTTACCGGTTATTCCCTATGCTCTTATCAATGGTGGAAAAGGAATTGGTACTGGATTTAGTTATGAAGGTATGTCTTATAATTTAAATGAAGTAGTTACATATTTGGTAAATAAAATTAACGGTAAACCCAAGGATAAGAATATAGAGTTACATCCATATTATGAAGGATTTAAAGGAACCATTGTTAAAAATTATGAGAAGACTGGAAAATATTTAATTAAAGGAAAATATAAAATTGTTAGTTCCGATACAATTAAGATAACAGAATTACCTATTGGTTCATGGACTACGGATTACAACGCATTTTTAGAAAATTTAATGGGTGACAAAACAAAAGCGGGAAAAAAGAAAACACCTATTCTTAAAAAGAAAACAGATATGTGTACTGATGTTGTAATAGATTTTACACTAAAATTTTATCCCGGTGTTTTACCCAGTCTAATCTCTAAACAATACAATGAACATATTAATATGTTGGAAAAAACATTAAATTTAACCACAACAAAATCGCTTTCAAATATGAATTTGTTTACAAGCAAAAATAGATTGAAAAAATACAAAGATGTATACGCGATTGTACATGATTATTACAATATTAGACTGTTAGGATACCATAACCGAAAGAAACATTTAATAAATAAAATGGAAAAGCAGTTATGTTTGCTAACAAATAGAGCGAGGTTTATATTGGAACAATGTGAAGACATCATAGATCTAAGGAAAAAGAAGAAAGACGCAGTTATAGCATTACTAAAAGAAAGAAATTACGATACCATTGACGGTGATGAAGAATTTAAATATTTGAGAACCATGAGAATTGAACAAGTAGAAGAAGAAAATGTAGAAAAGTTAGTGAAAGAAAAAGGCGATAAGTTAAAAGCTTTAGAAATATTGAAAAATACACCTGTGAAAAAAATGTGGAAGAAAGAACTTAAGGAATTATTGGATGAATTTGGCAAATATCAAAAAGCCAGAGCTATTAGACAGGGACTGAGAAAGAAATAATACTATTATCATTAAAATAATTTTATATCTAAAATATTTTTTTATTAGAGAAATGGGTTATAAAATTTAATAAAATTTAATAAAATTTAATAAAATTTAATAAAAATTAGAAGAAAGGTTTTAATTCTAAAGAATTGGAATGATAGCTAGAAATAGGAAGGTCCATGGGAGTTGCTAATTTACTAACAGATTGTTTATATTTCATATATCCAACAACTTCATTGTATATCTGTGGAATACTGAATCCAGTTACACGGTTATTTAATTCAATTATTTGTTCTGTAATATTATAATCTAAATTTTTAGAAAATTGTAAATACATAGCGCGCATAATTGTTTTAAGAACATCTTCATCTTGATTACCTATTCTATATTTCTTATTTGATTTTTTATAAACGCCAGCAATAATAGCATTTTGTAAAATTTGTATATTTTCAGCAGAAAAAAAGGTATTCGATAAAACAGTTGTTTGAAAATTACCAACTAAAGCATTCGTATATGGAGTTGCCTTATATTCTTTAGGTTTTTCATATAACAAAAATCTATCAACTGGATTATTTCCTAATATATCGACACGACCGTTCATATACTAATAACAAAGAAAAAATATTATAATATTAAAATATATAAATGGGTTTTAAAAGAACGGTATTAATAATAGCAGCAATAACATTTTTAGTAATGATGTTAATGATGGCTTTAGTAATTAAAAATTCATACAAATTAAAAATGTTTCCAGCTGTAGTATCAAAATGCCCGGACTATTGGGTATTAAAAGATGGCGAATGTAAACCAGACTCTGAAATAGAAAACAATACTAACACTGGGTCTATAAATTCAATACAACCCCTCGAAGCAAACACGGCAATGGCTAGAATTAAAGCATGTAGAGTTGCCACTGATTCTAATATTAAATGGGACGGTATAACGGGTAGAAATTTATGTTAAGAATTGCTAAATGTATTTGATAATAATATTAAAATAATTAATATTATTATATAACCATGGATGTATTAGATAAAATAAATACAATACCAATGGATGTTGTATTAATTATAAAAGAATATATGGTGGTTGATACATTATTAATAACTAACAAAAAATACTATGAAGAAAATATAATGATGGAGAGATTTAATATATTTAAAAATGGTCCTATATGTAAAAGATTTTACAATATATCACTGGATACGTATATAAATAGAATAATAAAGAATGATTTAAATTATATATTTCAGTTATTGATTAAACATAAATATAAACATTGGATTCGCTTAAAAAATTATAAGTATAGGGGTCATAAATTTTCCAATTATATTTATTTTTTAGAGCAATTATGTATTATATCAGAATCAAATAAATGTAGAGAAATAGTTGTAGATTATGAAAAAAATAACAGTATTGTTCGTAAAAAACATAAAAAAATAAAGCGTATTAATAATAGATGGACAAATTAAATATTAATTCATTATTAGATAGAGTAGAAAGTGAAAATGTATTCAAAAAAACATTATCGTATTTTGAAAATCATAAACATGAATTACTGACACGACGGGGTATTTATGTGTATGGTGCCCCGGGTAGTGGTAAAACAAGATTTGTAAAGGATTTATTAAAAAATATGAATTATGACATTGTTATGTATGATGCTGGTGATGTGCGAAACAAATCCGTTATTGATACAATAACTAAAAATAATATGTCGGATACAAATGTATTAAGTCTTTTAAAAAAAAAAGTTAAAAAAATAGCGATTGTTATGGATGAAATAGATGGTATGAATAGTGGTGATAAGGGTGGTATTAATTCACTAATAAAGCTGATACGTCCAAAAAAAACAAATAAACAAAAAAAGGAAGAAACGACGATGACGCCAATTATTTGTATAGGTAATTACCATGTTGATAAAAAAATAAAAGAAATGATGAAAATATGTACAACAATTGAATTAAAAAATCCATCAAAAGAACAAATTGAAAAAATATTATTAAATTTAATACCCGAATTAAATAGTAATATACTGGATGGTCTTACCGAATATATACAATATGACTTAAGAAAACTAGAAAATGTATATGAATTATATAAAAATCAAAAAAACTTATTAACAGACGATATATTTAATAAAATTTTTCAAAAAAAAAATTATAATGAAGATACAAAAGATATAACAAGACAGTTGTTGGCAGAGTATTATCCATTGAAAATGCATAATAATTTAATGAATGAAACCGATAGGACAAGTATAGGGTTATTATTTCATGAAAATATAATTGAATTACTGGAAAAAATGGATAAAGGATATTCTATTAAAAAATACATTGGTATATTAAACAATATAGTTTTTTCGGATTATATAGACAGGATAACATTTCAAAAGCAAATATGGCTTTTCAATGAGATAACATCTTTAATAAAAACATTCTATAATAACAGAATATTACACAAAGAGATATTAACTGAAAAGGTAGAAAAAATAAAGGAGATAAGATTTACTAAAGTATTGACAAAATATTCAACAGAATATAATAATACTATTTTTATTCAAGCTTTATGCAATAAACTGACAATGGATAAAAAAGACTTATTTTCATTTTTTTTACATTTAAAAAAAAATAAAACAACAGAAGAGATTTATGAATTATTTGTGAAAGAAAATTATGATATAACAAAGTTAGATATAGCGAGATTGTATAGATATTTGGATAAGTATAATAGTATGGGTCTTTAGTTTTTAGTAAAAGCTTCCAACGCACTTGCTGTTCTTTCGCCTTCAAACGCCTTTACAATGGCATTATCTTTTATCATTAAAAGTGTGGGGAAACCTTGGACATTATATTTTTTACAGAGTTCTGGATTTTTGCTTGATTCTACTACATGTGTTTTAACGCCGGTTGAAGAAACACTGTGATTTTTTACAAAAGTATCCCACTCACCTTGCATGGCTTTACAATGACCACATCCTTTCATTTTAAAGAACACAAGAGTTTTGTCTTTAAAGTCGGTATTACTAAATCCTTCTAAATAAACATTATTTCCAATTCCCCAGCGTAGTTGTTTGACAAGATAATAAATACCATAAGCAACAACAAGCATTAAAGCAATACGAACATAATCGGGCTGTTT